ATTTTTGTTTGCATAGTTTAACATTTTGACTGCGTGAGTCATATCCTTTGCTTCTGCACCGATTTGCTTAGTGTCTTGCAAATCTTTTAATTCGTTTCCATCTTTTTCAAAGTAAATTGCTGGTAGCAATGCCGAGATAGAGTCAACAACAATAATATCGACTTCTGCTTCCATTAACTTAGTTGCAACATCTACCATATCATTTACAGTTTTTGCTTGTGAATAAATTAATTTTTCTGAATCTACGCCGAGGCTCCTTGCCCAATCTGGATCATAAGAATGCTCTGCATCAATCCAGGCACAACTCTTACCTTCTTTTTGTGCCAGGGCCAACATCTGTAAGCAAAAAGAAGATTTACCCGCAGATTTATTTCCCCAAACAAGAATCTGTCTTCCATAAGCAAGTCCGCCTTTTAAAGCAAGGTTTAGCCCTATGCTTGGCGTAGGCTGCTTATCTACATTTACATCTACTGCTGATTGAACTCGTGCTCTTGTTTTTGGATCTAGTTTTGCTAGTATATCGTCTAGTATAATTTCCATTATTATTCTTTCTTCTCTCTGCTTATTATATCATTAAAATAGGTTGCCGTGAAGTCTTGGGCGTTCTTTATTTTTATTTATTTTGTTTTCTAAAATTTCATCTAAGCTGTGAATAACTTGTTCTTCATTTCTCATTGCAGCATAGACATCAAGGACTCTAATTAAAATGTCTGCAATTTCTTCTACTATATGCTCGCTGCCTTTAGATTTTCTAATTGCCTCTAACACCTCTGTTACTTCAGAATGTACAAGGGCTAGCTTATTGCCTATCTTATCATTAGTGTATTCGCCATCCCAAAAACCTTTTTGCCTTGCCGCCTCATGCAAAAGTGCTGATAAAGCGTCTAAGCCGTACTCAGTAACAATACTATTCGAAGTCATTAATCAACTCATTTTCTTCTATTAATTCTGCATTGTATACCATGTCTTCTTCTCTAGGAAGCCTAAAGATAAAGCTTAGGGTTTTTTCGTCATAGTCTACAACTAATTCTTTGTCTTTATTGTTTGCCTCAAACAAAGTTTTAGTTGGCACTGTTACTTGTCCTAGAGTTTCTAAGATTGAAATTAGAACCTTACTTGCAGTTAATTGTGCTTGAACTTCATTTACATCAAAATCTGGTTCTTGATTTACAACAACTTGCTCTTCACTCATTTTATTTCCTTTACCATAAGAGTTCCGTCATCTAGTTTTGACAAAACCACTTTACAACTCATGCCTTCTCGCATTTTTGCAAGAGACATCTTATACATACTTGGAAAAGCAATGGCTCGTGTAAGATCTTTATCTTTATTTGATAATACAATATGGCTCATAGTCTTTCCTGCTTTTGTCACATAGGGAGTAAAGTTTACCACATAGTACTCGCCTTCCGCAAGGTCGTATTGTTTTCTATAAAGAAAGTCTACGAATATATCTTTTGAATCAGGACTTACGTCAGATACCTTTACATACCTTGCAATTCTATTATCTCCAACTAAAACAAAATACATTTGCCCAGTTTCTATTTTTGTTTGCTCTGTATCAAATAATCCTATTGATCCAGTTTCGTCAACCAACTCTACCCTTGCCCATCCGCTTCCTCTTTTAATAGACTTAGCCATTCCGAACATTACAAAAGAACCTAAGTCGTCAAACTCTTCAATTGGCCTTGCTTGCGATTTAATTCTTGGAGGAATACCCTCTAGGTTAAATGTAGGTATACCTAAATATTCATAATAACTATCCTTTTCATTTCCAGACCTTTTGTTGTCTTCAAATGCTGCACCGCCAATTGCGTTTAATGCTGAAACTGCTCTACTATTTATTCCACTGCCTTTTTTAGAAGCTTTTTCTATAAAGTCTGCGTAGTCTTTAAATGGTCGCAAAGCTAAAATTTTATTTGCAATGCTGTCAGATATAAATTTAATTTCAGCAAGTCCAAAAACAATTTTATTATCTTTTAATGAAAAATTAATTTCTGATTCATTGATGTGAGGAAGTGATACCTTAAGCCCTAATCTTTTTGCCTCAATGAGGTACTCAGTTCTAGCATCCTTATCGTTTTCGTTTTTAAGAATTGAAAACATAAAATCAAGAGGGAAATAATGCTTAAGCCAAGCAGTATAATAAGAAAGAAGAGAATAAGCAACGGCATGAGAACGATTGAAAGAATACCCCGCATGAGCCTCAAACATGTGCCAGAGGTCTTCGGCTTGCTTCTTAGAAATGTGTTTTGAAGCCCCAACAATAAATTTATCCTTGAACTGGTCGAACTCTTTTGCATCTTTCTTTTTACCAATGATCTTGCGAACCTTATCGGCTTCTGACCAAGTCATCCCTCCTAGGTGTACGCATGCCTGCATAACCTGCTCTTGGTATATAATAACACCATATGTGTTCTCGGTAAACGGCTTCATAATTGGATGGATAAATTGTACCGCTTCATCTCCGTGTTTACGCTTAACATATGAAGCTCCTACTGTATTCATAGCCCCTGGGCGAACCAATGCATTTGATGCAGCAAGATCTTCAAACTTATCAACTCCCATTTTGATAAGTAGGTTTGTATAAGGGGTAGCTTCAGCCTGGAAGACACCCTTTGTATATCCTTCGCTTAATGTTTTATATACAAGTTTATCGTCTAGCGGCAACCTTGATAAAACTATATCCTCTTTGGTTCTTTTCTTAATTGATTTTAATGTGTCAGAAATAACTGAAAGCGTTTTTAGTCCCAGTGCATCTAGCTTAATTAATCCTATATCTGCAACAGTATCCATGTCGTACGCAACCACAGGAATTCTTCCAGAAACATCGTCGTCTGCATCCGCCCTAGATTCTACTGGCGCATACTTTCTAATATCATCTTTAGCAACCACAACTCCAGCAGCGTGTACTCCAACAGACCTAATCTTTCCACGTAAACGTTCTGCAAGCCACAAGACCTCTGGGTATTTCATTCTAAATTCTTTTGTGTTTGGAGAATCTATAAAGTCTTCGAATGTATCAATTGATTTCATGGCACGATTTACATCTGAAAGCGGAACCATGAACACACGAGCAGCATCACGAATTACGCCTTTGTCTTTGAAATAAGTGTATGTAGAAATAGAAGCAACATGCTTAAATTTCTTTTTTAAATATTCTTTAACTTCTTTACGGCGACGATCTTCAAAATCTGTATCTATGTCTGGAAAGTCATTACGTTCAGGATTAATAAATCGGAAAAATAGAAGGTCATATTTAATTGGATCTACATCTGTAATTCCTAATGTGTAGCATACAAGGGAGCCTGCTGCAGAGCCACGCCCTGGCCCTACAACAATATCGTTATCCTTTGCCCAGTTAACCATGTCTGCCACAACAAGAAAATATGAGGCAAAAGACTTATCTTTAATTATAGATAACTCTTCCTCAATTCTGTCTAAGTAGACCTGCTCTTTGTCCAGATCTAGCCTTTTAAGGCCCTCTAAGGCCATCTGGCGGAGCTTTTGGTCAGCATTGGTCTTAGGAACAGGCAGGAGGTCCAACCCCTGGTAGAAGTCGTATTCTTCAATTTTATGGGCTATCTCCATGGTATTGGTATATATGTCGGTTCTATCTATGCCAGCCTTTTTAAAGTCCGCCTCTATTTCAGCCCTAGTCTGAATAAATAAATTATAGTCAACAAATGATATTTTTCTATCAGGATATAGATAATTGAATCTATCTAACATATCTTTAATCTGTCTAGACATTTCAAAATCTGCTTCTTTATCTGCTTTTGGAGATGTAGATAAGATAAGCATTGCTTCTTCTAAAACTCTATCTTCTTCTTTGGCAAAGTGAGCATCTCCTGTTGCCACCGCTTTAATTTTAAGCTCATCTGCTAGCGCCAATAGGCCTTCATTTATTTCTTTCGGATTGTGAGCCTGAACCTCAATATAAAAATCTTCACCGAAATTTTTCTTAAAATCTTTGAGAATAAGTTTAGCTTCAGAGAACTCGTTTTTCTCGATGCATTTAGAGATGAGGCCATTAAGGCATCCAGACAATACAATAACGCCTTCCGAGTATTCATTAAGTATCTCCCTATCAATACGTGGCTTGTGATAAAAGCCTTCGTTCCATGCGAGCTCTTGCAAAATATTTATGTTCTCTAAACCCTTTTTGTTTTTAGCAAGTAGAATAATATGGTTATAGGCCTGAATTGATTTATCTGTTTTAGACGAACGATCAAATCTATCTGTAGGAGATATATACGCCTCTACCCCAAGTATAGGCTTTATACCCTGTTCCTTACAGGCTATTTGCATTTCACGATGTGAAGACAATGTTCCGTGGTCAGTAATTGCTAATGCTGTTTGCCCAGCATCTTTTGCTGCTTTAACTAAGTCTGCAGGCGAATTAAGACCATCCATTAATGAATAGTATGAGTGAACATGCAGATGTGTAAAACTCATTAATAACCGCCACAGCATTCGTTTCTAGTATGATAAAGTCTAATCTTTGTCATAGTTTTTTTATTTGGTGCATACAGGTCTTCTTTGCAACAACCACATTTCATATGCCATTCCCTGGCAAAAAAATCATACACCGCACCGACGTAATTTTTGTATTTATTTGAAACAAAAGTTTCAAATGGATCAGGTATATCGTATGAAATCATATTGTTATTTTAACAAATATTGCAGGGCCAGTCAATAGACTAGCCCTGCATTTATTTATATTACCAATCTACGCTTGAACTTGATTCAGAAACTTCGTCTGAAGATCCGCCTTCACCCATATAAAAAGCTTCTTGCTCAGCATATGGAACATGTCTTACAGCAGTTTTTTCTAGATCAAATAGTTCTAGGCCAGAGAAGTCAAATTGTGCTTCGTCTTTTGCTAGAGGAATGATTGTATAACTTGTATCTGTTTTTGAACCGTTGCGCTTAATTCTCCACATCAGGTTAGTGATGCTTCCCATTTCGCCAGCATATTCAATTAATGTAGGTGTAATTGTTTTACCGCTTGTGCCTTGTGAAAGAATTGCGACGTATGGATCATTCTTTCCGTCATCTACCAACACGTTAATGTATAGTCGTGTTCTTGCTTTCCAGCCAGCCTTTGGATCCTTGCGGTGTTGTTCCTGTGCCCAGTCACGGCCTTCAGACTCCATTGTATCTAGAGCCTTGCGACGGTAATCTTTAGGGTTTGTATGCTCTAGTGCAATAAATCCACATCCGAGCTTATCATTATAATTTGGTGAATCTGGGTCTAGCTCTTGAAGGAATCTAACCTTTACGCTTTCTCCGTCTTCAATTTTTAGCCAGCGTCCTTTGTTTTCATCTCCGCCGCTATATGTAGGCTTATCTAGTGCCTTGTTTAGGTCTTTTAGACCCTTTACTATACTCATTTATTCTCCTTTGTAGTTGATGGTATAAATCCATCTGTATTTTTTATTATATCACGAGTTCCAAGATCTGTATTCTATGTCGGATACAGAATTTTTAATACAGGCTCTAATCTCTTCGTCGGTCAAATCACCTGCATCTTTTGCACCATGAGGATATATCTTACCATATTCATACGAAGACCACAATAGGTCTTTATTTCTTAATCTATTTGCTATGCTATATCCAAGCTCTCTGCCTGCTAAATCATTGTCCGTCATTATGGTTATTTTATTAAAATATCTATTAAGCAATCCTTGCTGCTCTACTGACAAAAATCCGCCTAGGGTGGCCACAACGTTTGGAAATCCCGCCTGATGAACTCTTATTGCATCAAAATTAGATTCTACTACAATTACATGATTGCCAATTTTTTTTGCACGATGTATGTTAAACATAGTTTTGCTCTTAGGAAGGTTTGTGCTGTTCTTAAAAGCCTTACCCTCAATAGATCTTCCTACAAGTCCTATTGGAATACCGCTAGGGCTGTGAACTGGCGTTATTACCATTGACATATTTAAAGAATATCCCAATCCGAAGTGCTTCATAGAGTCTTCGTTTATTCCTCTTGAGATTAAATAATCTTTTGCTGCACTAGAATTTAAAAGATTTAAATGCAATCCGTCTAAAGTTTCTTGAGAAAACTCTTCAAAGTCTGGCTTATCTTCAAACATACCAGAGACTATCTCGTCAAAATTATTTAATATCTCTGCCTCTTGGGATAAAATAAATCTCATTGCTTGAAAATCATTTTTGTTTAAAACACGCTTTACTAGTTCTATTAATGTTCCAGACTCTCCACATGAGGGGTTAAAACAAAGCCATGCACCAGTGCTTTTATTTATGCAGCAAGAAGCAGTATGTCTATTTGAATGAAATGGGCAATAGAACATTACCTCGTTTCCAGGTTCCGCCGTTATATCAAGACCTAAGCTTTTTACAATTGACTTGATATGGTTGGGCGCATACTGCGTGGAATCAATTTTCCTTGCGTTATGCCCTCTGATAGCCATGCCTTCTTCTTTCCTACGTATACTCCATAAAGTGTCATTAAGAACACCCATGTCTGACCGTCAAATTCTATCGAAAATGCTGTGTCTATGTCAAGTACCCTAGCGTACCCTTTGCTTCTCATGTCATGACTAAGCATGTTTTCGTACTGGTATTTTAATCTAGGTATACCAGAATCGTCAGCAAACTCAACCCTTACTTGAAATCTTTTTATCTGTTTGTGATTCATTTTGTTGGAACGGATTTTCGTAAATTTCCTTGACGATACCACGATTGATATCCCAGTCTAAATAAAAATTAAAATCGTGACCGTGTCTATTTTTTCTTGACACAATCTCAATCATATTAGTTTGAGGATATCTATGAACAGCCAGTGCCATGTCTGCATCGTATTCAATTGCTTTTGACCATGCCACTTGAGACATCATCGGTGGATTATCTTGATCTGAAATGTCGTCTGCTGTTGCTGCAGTGATATCAATAATTGGAATATTATTTGACACTGCAAGCATTTTAAACTCACGAGAAACGTTTCTATTTCTTTCTACTTCAGAATTAGAACGCTTGTTGTCATTAAATAGCTGATGATAATCTAATATAACTAAATCTGGCTTATGCTGATCAATCTTACCTTGAATTGTAGCAGGGGTTACTTCAGAATTTCCTTCATTTGAAATAAGAACAAAGCTGTTCTTTCCCTCAAACTTTTTGTTTCCCCACGACCTAAAGTCGTCAATATTAATATCTCCTTTTGATAAATCACTTGCACGAAATATTCCAGATCCGAGCATTGTAAATATGCGGTCACGCATGTTTTCGGGAGACATTTCAAGAGAAACAATCATAGGCTTAAATCCTTGTTCCCAAGCCTTACACGCTAGGTACGCCGTGAACCAAGTTTTACCTTTACCTGGCCAGCCGATGGCGACAATTAAATGACCTGGAGCCATGCCCGTTGGGTATGCCTTATCGATTGCAGAAAAGCCAGTAAGGATTCCTGGAGCTCCGCCCATTACCGCAGATCTATCTTTTACTGCTTGATAATGTCTTGCTGCATTTTCTACATCAATTATATCTAAATCTCTTACGTTATTTGTATACCTGCTTAAATTTGCTAAGTCGCTTTGCATTTGTGCAAGGACTCTAGAGGCTGCATCTTCTTTTAATGCAGAACCTCCACGTATGATGATGGACTTTAACTTATTAGAAATGAATTCATTTTTTAATTGGTCTAGGTAGTAACCTGTTTCGGCTTTAGAGTCTACTGGCTCAAAATCTTTGTGTCTTTCAATTAAGATTCCAACCTCTGGGACTGCTTTAAACTTATAGTAATAACTCTTTAAGCTTTCCCAAATATCTCTGTGAGAAGTAAATAACTCGTCTACGTTATCCGCAAGCAGAGTGCTTATGTCTTTATTTTTACATACAGCAGATATTAATGTTGCCTCTGTATTCACTATTCGCCCTCCACCATCTTTTTAGTCGCATCAAGCAAGATGCTGCGATTAACCTTATCTTTTTGTATTTCTTTATTCAAAACATCTATTCTGTCAAAATTGTTATAAAAAAAATTTAATGGGTGACCTGATTTACTTGTACTAAAATAATACACTAAGAGCTCCTTGGCACGTTCGTAGCCTACGCTATCTATAACATCTTGCATTGCCCACTTTTCACGAAACTTGTTTATTGAAATAGACTTATTGTATTTTTCTTTATACAAAGAAATGTATAGGCCAATTAATACGTAAGGCTGTTTTTCATTTGCCATTATTTAACTCTTTTTCTACTTCACGAGTTTTTTCAATTAGCTTTTCTTCAACAAATTTATAAACACGCTCTGTTGCGGAATTTACGTTTTCACCAGATCTGACATCATCTTCTACGCCAATGCCTATCTTAATGCTTTCGTAATTGCCAAGATTCCTTGTAAACGAAAGGTCCACCTTAACTTTCGTTGTCATTTATGCTCCTTCATATGTCTGCTTAAACTTTCGTGAGCAAATACGCCCCACCTAAGTTCCCAACTCTTCCCGCACTTTTCACATGTAAGTATTCTAGACACTCTACGCCTTCCATACAGGTACAAATCCGTTATCGGTCTTAGTATACAATATAATGTTGTGTTTGAAAAGACCCAATAATTCTGCCCTTGACGGAAGGTTTCCTGAATGCCCTGCGTCCAATATGTACTGATGTATGTCCAAAATGTCCGATTCGCTAAATAAATATTTAGACCAATTTTTATTGTCTGGATCGCTAATAGAATATATCTTTACGGGTGTTTTAATTTTACCCTCTAGTATATAGTCTTCAATAGTTATCCTGTGTTTATTTAATAACGAAGCAACTTCTGAAATAGAATAAGCCTTAGACATATTTTTTTCAACCTGCGAATATGAATACAATACTCTTTTTTTACTTTCATAGTGCCAGGCAATGACTTCGTCTTTAGATCTTGAAGCTCTTAAAACCTTATGCACTTTTTCGTTTAAGAAGAAATACCGTAGTTCTTTGAGTTTTGATTTTCTAGTTTTTCTAGCCATCTTCCGAAAGCACTCGTTTCTTTGTTAATCATATTACGTTTACCACACAAAATGCAGAAAACTTCTACGTGAAGTTTTTGTGAAAAAACTCTATCTACAAACACTCTTCCACCGCATTTACCGCACCACATTATAAAGAAATCACTTTCCCGTCTACAACGCACGAATAATCTGGAGCAACATGAATCATTTGAATATGAGGATAGTCGTTTACAATATGAGCTATTGCAAATCCCTTTTGCCAGTCATGGTGTTGGGTGTACTTCATTCCTGGACCCTTTTCATCACACATGTGTCCAATTTCATACCCACGAAGCGTTTCGCCCTCTCCATTATTTCTTAGTTCATAAGTTACAAGGTGTGATGCAATTCTGTGTGAGTGTCCACGGATAAGAGATACTTGAAGATCTTCCATGTCTTTGCGAACAGAGCCAGTTGCGGAAATTGAAATTCCATGATGTACGTGAACGTCTCCGAAGCGTCGCTTTGGCAATGAATCATAGTATATGTATTCATATCCTAATGTATCTAAATTCCACAGGGTCTCTGGTGTAACCTCTTTTAGATAATCTGGAAGCTTAGCATCCATATAATTAAAAATACGAACATCGTGATTTCCTAATGCCGAAAACAATTGTGCCTCTGGCAACATTTCACGAGTCTTTGCATAGAAATCTCTTGCTCCCTTTGCTTCATGCCTCATCATCGGAACTATTAGATCTCTGCTGTCTGTCTTATGTAAATTTAAAAATTCCGCTGATCTTCCTTCTGTATACTTGCTGTAGCAAGCTTGATCATCAGTGTCTCCTAAATAATCCACTACGTCGGGCTTAAACCATTTCATAACTTTAAACCACAGAGCAATCATTTTATCATCTTGATATGGGAATTGCTGATCTGAAGACAGCATCCATTTTAAATCGTTAGCCATTAAATACCTTAATATATGTAAAAAGTCGCAAGAAGCGACTTTATGTTATATGAATTATAACATAATGTTTTGACTTGTCAATAGTTTATTCGGTTAAACTGGAAGTATTTCCGCTAGCACTCCAATGTATCTTTGCCGTTGTTATTGTCTTTGTGCCTTTAGGGGCTTTGCAAATTATATTAAACTTATCTTTACTTGCATTGATAATATATGGAGTATATAAAGCTGATGAGTCTGCTGCAGAAGCATACTCAATTGTTACATTTACTGTTGGAGTTTCTATAAACCCGATACTCGATAAGCCTACTGAAAAAGATTTCATATCTGTCTTTAAAGTTTTTCCAGAAATAATTCCGCCAACCGTAGTATTAAATCCTTTAACACCTACAACTGTTCCGCCATTAATAGTTGTGCTTTCAATCTTTACTGGAGTTACCGTTTCGCCTTTAGCAATAATATTAATATTCTCAACGATCTTACGCAAGACGTCGGCTGTTACTGGATCCCCGTCTCCTATAGTTACTGGTGTTAGATTATTAAATGCCATATTTACTCCTCAGTATTTTTAGACTTTTCCATTTCTTCTATTTTATCCGATAGCTGCGTAATTTCAGCACGAAGAATTGCCATGGTTGTCTCATATTGTGAGACAAGATCTCCAATTCTTTGTTGAAGAGCATTTACAACTAATTCAATTTTTTCTGCCATTTTATCTCCTTGATAGATAAACAGTATACCATTACGACTCTAGGGCGTCAAGCCTATCTAATATTCTACTAACTACTTGTGCTAGGACTACTGAGAGCCCTGCATAGTTTACTGCATCTGGTTGACCTTCGTCGTCATATGTCACCAATAGTTCAAGTCCAGGTATCTCTGCAACTTCTTCTGCAATTAATCCAGTATACCAAGTATTATCTCCACGTTCCATATCTTTTATTCCATGGTATTTAACTGGCCTTAAAAGTTTGACAGATTCGTTTGGGTAAGAAATTTCCTCTATATCAGTTTTGTATCTTCTAGAAGAAGTGGATCTAGCTACCTTTCCAAAGGTGGTTCCTGCAGTGCTTACAATTTGCATGTTTGCAACAGCAGCTGTAGTGTCTCCAGATCTCATGTAAAAAGATCCTACCGTATCTGTGTAAATACCTCCGCTTCCAAATAGTTTAGTTGTATTGTCAACTGAATTTAGTAGTATAGAAGTGCTTGCGTCTGCCCCAATAGAAATAACAGATGATCCTATATATGCTCTAGGATATACGGATGCAGTCGAGCTTGGGTCAGCGCTTCCACCTTGCATAATTATTGCTGAAGTTGTTCCACCAGCAAGCACCCCATAAATGTGACCGACTGTAGTACCACTTAGTGTAACCTCTAAGCTATCAATACCAGAATTTTGTAATTTAACATTTGTGCTACTGGTACTTGTTTGAACCACTGATCCTGTTATTGTTCCACCAGTAATTGTGTTTCCCTTAATTGTGTTTCCTTCAATTGTTGTTCCTGAAATTCTTCCACCTGTAATAGATCCATTCCATCCATCTAAAATTAATTCAGTATATCCTGTAGTGTAATAACTTCTTGATTTAATATATTGATTATCTACTGTCCATCCATTAGTAGAATCTCCTAAAGAAATAGTTCCCGTTGAAGATATATTTAATGTTTGGTATCCTCCGTTTGTTGCACGAATTCCATTTCCGTCTACAACAAATCCATTAAAACCTGCAGATCCTCCAGAAATATTTAATCTTGCAACATCAATTGTTCCCGTTGTTACTCTGCTTCCATTAATTACTGTTGTATTAAGATCTAAGACTGTGTTAATGTCAGATGCCGACATTTTTAATGCCACTGCGTCTGATGCGGCTTGTGCGGCATTTGCTGCTGCAGTAGCACTTTGTCCTGCAGCTATTGCCGCATTGTAGGCTTCATCTCCCCTGGCTTTTGCAATTGCTGCTTGGCTTGCTGCTGCGCCAGCATCGGTTATACCCTGTAAAGCATTTGTTTTAACTGTATCAATTGTAGTTCCGTCTGAAAGCTGTGTCCCTACTGTTAATGTTCCGTAGAATGTAGAGTTTCCATTTATTGTAACTCCACTTGCTATTAGTGCACCTTCTTTTGTAACTCTAAAAGGAGCAGTAGACGAAGAGTTTCTTCCAATCCACAGTCTATAGGTTGGATCATTTGCATCAAGCCTGATTATGTTATCTGTATTTGAAACACCTAATTCAATTACTCCAGTGCTGTCTAGCCTTGCATTATTTTTAGTAAGCTTTGTGCCGTCTATTGTCCATTGAGCAATTTGTCCTTTACTTGCAGTCATCAAGCCGTCGGAAGACTGTAGCTTAAATGTTTCTCCGTTTGCATCGTATCCAAATATGCCTTCGCTATTAAATCTAACTCTTGTGCCGCTTGTAGGAGAAGCCCCTGCATAAAGAACTCCGCTTGTTGTTGCACCTGCTGGTATAGCTAACTGAACGTTGCCTGTAAACTTTCCGCCAGTGGCATTTATATTTCCAGTTAGGTATAGGTTGGCTCCATTCCAATACATGAACTCTGTTGGGTTTCCAACTCTAAATTGTCCTGTTGTTAGCCAAAAATTGTTTCCAACATTTGTGGTAGATTTATTTAAAATAATTCCGTGATAGGTTCCGCTTGTTAATGATGGAGTTGTTAATGGTTCTGTATTTAAATTAATTCCTTGAGAAATTCCTGTTCCAATTTTAAATAGATCTTGGGATGCTCCACCTATTGCAATATATGATTTAAGTCTTGCCAGGGCTCCAGCTGCTGTTCCGTCTGCATCTGAAGCTATAAATGTTCCCGAAGCGGCTCCAGTCCAATTTACTACGTCGTAAGGGGTAGTTGAGGCAACTTGATAATAATATGTTGTGTTTGGAATTAAACCTGTAGCTGTAAAAGAAGTTGTTGATCTTCCAGAAACGGATGCATACTCCCATAGCGGAGTTGGAACTACAGATGGATCATTGGTAGACCACCGTATAGCATAACCAGCAGTTTTTGTATCTGTGGATTGTGCCCACGATATTGTTGAGACTAAACTAAATCCGCTTAGGTCAGAAGGATCTATAGATGCAGAAGCGCTGGTGCTTCCTGGGTTTGCTACGGTGAATGTTGTGTCTGGGTCAGCAGTCTTTATTGTGATTGGTCCTGCAACCGTACCCTTTTTATGTGCTTCTCTAAATATATCTCTATGAACAACATATACCCATTTGTTATTGTAATCAGAAGTAATAACACTGCATTGAGTATCTGTGCCTACAAAAACTACCTTAGAAGAAGAGTTGAAAGAGTTTGTGTCGCTTTCATATACTATAGTGTCGCCATATGTTTTAAATGTTGGTTTGTCCCATGAAACTGTGTATGAAGAAACTCCACCGACTGCTACAACATTTGTTGGAGCTTCTGATAAATCTGGTATTGTCAGCTCAATTGAATATGTTGCAGAAGGAGGTCCGAGCAGTGGGGTTGATTGTGTCTCATCTGGATTTTTGTAATAATAATTAAAAACAAAATTATATTTACCTACAAGCTTTACTGGTAAATTTTCTATTGTTACAGAGTATGAGTCTTTAGAAAGTATATTATTAGATGCATCAATTCCATCTTCATTTTTTTGAAGATCTGCCGTGCTTATAAAATCCCCATCAAGGCCTGGATCTCTCATTAGAATGTTAGCCCTATTCTATATTCTATATCCATCTCTCTGCCGTAAGTTTTATTAACAGCATTAGTCAAAACAGATCTACTAATAATTGATGAATAAGAGTTAAATGTATCTTCATCGTTAATCCTTAGCCCGTCTAAAAGTACCGTTGTTGCTCCTGATGATTTTGCTTTTGCGCCAACAGACACCTTTACTATAGATTCGGCATCTGGAGTTCCTGAGCCATATCCTGAAGCATATAAATTGTTTAGAGTTATTGCTGAAAGCCTGTTATCGGTTGCACCAGCTCCAGTAAGTCCTGGGAATCTAATTTCATAATAGCTTGTTGTTGTGCTATAAAATCTAACAAACACATAATCTAAATTTGTATCTTGTTGTTTAAGAGCAAGAGTTAGACTATCGTTTTGACTATACCCAGAGATATCAAAATTTGTATTTAAATTATATTTAATTGACTGGTTTGCCGATGCAGAAAGGCTAAACCATGTGTTTCCTATTCTAGGTGCTGGTGTGTAGGATACAACTGCTGGTCCTCCAGCATCGTCTAGCCAGCTTAAATTATTTTCAAATGTAGAAATAAATCTGCTTGAGTAGTCAGTATTTCCTTCTGTTTCGCTTGCAAATAATCCTACTTCTTTTATTGTTCCTACTATATCTGTTGGAATTGTGGTTTTATAAACCACAGCATAAGTTGAAGCTTGAGTTAGTGGGTTTGTTTGAATATCTATGCTGCCTAAATTTACTGCAGATCTATAAAATTCAAAATCTAATTGGCTGTTTTCTACAGAAGGGGTGCTTGATCCTATGCCTAAAGCTATGCTTTTATTATTAAAGGTTACAGCTCCAGCTAAATAGGAAGTCAAAAATCTTTTTCCAAATCTTGTAAGGATATTAGACTGACGACAAATTTCTTTGCCTTCTTCATAAAATACATATTCTCCTACTAGGTTCATATTATCCTCCCTTTCCGTAAACGCCTATAACATCTTCTCCGCCACTATTTTTAACATTAAATATAAATCTTGCTCTAGGTATGTTTTTTTGATCAAAATATATCTCTGATTTTACTACAGATATGTCTTCTAAATTTGGAGCTTTAAGCTTGCTTAAATCTTCTTCTTCATCATCATTGTCTTCGCCAATTTTTACCTCAAAAGTAAATTTGTCTTTAGGCAAAGTTGAGCTTGCGCTTTCGTCAAAATCAAAAGTAAAAGGGTCTACCTTGTCCCAGTGTTCTTTTTTAAGAACCTTGGTTAAAGGGTCATCCTCAAATAACTTTAATTTAGGGTTTGTTGGATTCTTTGCCATATCAACATTCTACCATTTCAGCTAACATAAATCGACCTACACAATATTTTTGTTGAAGGCCCGTCCACCCAATCGTGGTTCATATCTAAAACTACATATTTTCCAACGGAGTAGCCTGCTGGAACTGAACTGTCCTCTGATGAGTATAGCTCTGATTTAGGATAAGATATTTCTACAATATCCCCTATTTGCAAAAGCGGATTAAAAAATACGGACATCTCTATAATAGTTTGTTGTCTAGACCACTGGGTTTTCATCCATTCAGATAAAGCTTTTGCTTCAGACTCTTTTTGTATCCAGTTTGAATCAAATGCAAACTGTTCTTGTTTTTCTTTATCAGTAAGGTTAGGATCTATATATTCAAATGAATCTGATTTTACAATGCTGTCTCCAATTACTTTAAAAAACTTTGTTTCTCCATCGCTTAGCATAGTATAAGTTCCTGAGTTATTTATAACAAAAGCTTCCATGGTGAAGGCATCTATGTTAGATCCTACAATAGTTGCAAATGGATTCATTGTAATTACTGGATATCTTGGTATGGCTGGAGCATTGTCTCCTGAAGTTATTCTGGCAGATAGCTTTATAATTTCTCTTGCTACTGGTCCAAACTCTTCCATGTATCCAATTTCTTCGGTTACGGATCCCTTTGATAAGATAAAACTTGAAAACTGTTTTACTAAAAATGAATTTTGCCCAAGGTAGCTCTTGTATGGGTTATAGACTTCCTTTGTAACAAACTCGCTTTCGGTAATAGGAGAGGTGTATAGATAATCATATCTAGCCGTTCCTATTCCAGCCACAAGACCGACTCTGTTTGTTGTAGGCAAAGGGTCTTTGTCTAAAATAAATATCTCCGTGTTGTCTATCATTAGCTTAAAGGTTTTATAGGTTTCAGTACCGTTGGTTGTTTGATTTACCTTTAATTGAATATTATACATCTTGCCACCAGTTATGTTTTGAAATTGATTTGAATCAGTTTGGCTGTCTGGCAAAGTTGTGGCTACTCCATTTACAACCTTAATTATCTTTACGCATCTTTCTTTTAAATCTCTTGCAACTGCGCTTTGTACAGGCTCGACATGAACTATATACCCTGATGTGTGATCTTCGTTTAAACAAACTGCAATTCCCCCTACACAAATTTGATTTCCGCTTGCCGTGCCGTCTGAATTTTTTGCAATAGGAAAATACATGCTTGTTGCAGCAACAAAATTACTATAGCCCGATCTTATTGTTTTTGCAGTTGTGCTAGATATAGTGTATTTTGTAGGAGATGTTGATGTTGGTGTTGCTGTAATTAATGAGTTTACTGTAAGCATAGATCTTGGTGTTTTAAGACCTTGTGAGTCTGTTGACTCTAGCGTAATTAAATTGTTATTTAAAGTAGAGGTTTTGGCATCTTTGTCATAAACATATGTTGTCCATCTTGATTTAATTGCGCTTAGATTTACCTCATGTGTTGCTGGAGCAGTCAATAAATTAAAAGCATTTCTTTGCTTTATTCTAAATTCTCCCGTTGGCTTAAAGGTGCCCGCCTCTGAAAGACCCTGATATTTTGCAATATCAATGTCTGATGTTATCCATTGCTCTGCCGTTAAATTTTGTCCTGCAACCTTGTATGTATATTTAATTGCATCAAATTCTATTACTTCTTTGTTAATCAAAAGATATCCTGCTTTTTGATAAAACACATGGTCTACTGCTGATTCATACACAGAAACTGGTTCGGTAAAAATAGATCCTCCTGGGCCAGTAGATGAGCTTAGGGTTTGTGTGAGTGCAGCTGCACCTAGTTTAATTATTCCAGACTCGTAGACTGGATCTGCAGAATATGTATACTGAGAAGTTAATTGCGGAGTGTATCTAACCTTGACAGCTTTTGCCGAAGGAACAACTGTCTTTTTTAAATCTACGATGTTTGGAAGATTGTTTCCAATCTTTTCGTATCTAAATTTAAATGCTGCATTTTTATTTTGAAATAAATACTCTCTTGTATAAAACTGCAAAACATCATATTCGTCAAATACGGCAACCATTTGAGTATCATTACACAAATCTTGTAAATGCTCCCACATTGTTTTTGTGCTATTTGTATAATAAAATAAAGGGGTTACAGTAGAAGAGTCTGTTGTTGTTGTATTAAAATTGTAATTTGTAAATCCTACACTGTCTAACAACCTTCTTATAATTGCTTGAGAAGAATAATCTCTCATTAAAATATCTGGAGCCATTATCTTTTGAAGATAGCCTGCGCCATCTAATGCACTTATAGACACATCTCCATATTCACTAAGGGAAATTTCTTCTGTAGCATAAAAAACTCCGTAAGGAATTTTATCTGAATTTTCTATTGTAATAAATGGCTCTATTATAATATTTTTATAAAGATTTATTTTATCTTTATTAAAGGCAAATGTTTTATCATACATAAATCCTGTTTCGTCATAGCAGTTTAAATCTATGGATAGGGAGTTTGCCGTAACCATTCCAACTGGAGTTATTCCGTCTGAAGAGCTTGAAGACTGTTTTCTTACATCAAAAGTAACAATCCTATCGGTTACATCTTTAATATATTTTGCTGCAATTTCAATAATTCCAACATACTCATTTGCCGTTGTTACCGATGTAACCTCTACTTTAATTTCTGAAATTCCTACAGGAGACGATGGAGTAGTAAATTTAGTTGTAGACCAAGAAGATCCGTTATAGTATAGATCCACAACGCCGTTATTTGGAACAACAGCGTTTGTAGATATTGTAGATTCAACCCCTGCTAAATTTTTAATCTTAACTGTCCAGGCGTTGGGCTTGGTGTGGGATGTTTCAAACTTTATTGTAATTTTATTAGATGCAGCCGTCTTGCTTACTGGATAAGAAACGGTTAGTAGGCATCCAGTAAGAGATGTTCCTATTGCTCTCTTACTTACCCAATACTTATATTCAACCTTATCCCCTGGATAATATAGCCTATATGTTTGATTAGATGAGGCAGAATATACTGTTGGATATTGATTAACTGCTGAATTTAATATAAAATATTTAATTCCTGCAGTCTTAGGCCTTCTTGGATCAATTATAGATTTAATTGGAAATAGTTTTTTAAACGGCAGGGTGTCCCCCGAAGATGTTGTTACATCTGTTGAAGAAACAATATCTGCACCATCAATTAAATCATTCATGTTATATTCAATCCAGCACCCAGGTACGGATGTGTATGAAACTGATTTGTTGATAGCCTCTAGAGCTGTGTTGTAACCCGTCAGCATTATACTTCTTCCAGGCCTATACTAACGTCCCAAAATTCTTGAGCGGCATCAGAAGATTTTGATTTTACGTTTCTCTTTATAAGAGTATGACTACATTCTGAAAACACTACATTAATAATTTCATCTCTTGCAGAAACTGCATTGTAAGAAATTTTTAATTTAAAGGATCCCTTTCCTTTGTCATGATAGAAAGTTTTTAAATCTACTGCTCCATATCCGCTATCTATTGTCATACTGCTATATGAAGGCAACATTCTCCAGCTGGTAGATATGACTTTTTTGTCTGCTGTAAACAGCTTACGCATAGTACCATTAGCCATTCTTTGTTGTTTTTCAATTCTATTGTTTGCAATACTTATTGGCTCTCTATTATGTTCAGTTAATTTTACCCAGGTTGGGGTGTCTGTTGTAGAAGTGTCTATGTAAAGAACTGAACCTACTGGTAGTGTTATTGCCATTACGATCTCCTTGGACCTATCTCAGAAATTGATCTTTTGTTTCCCTTATCAAGAATTTCAATTGTAGCTTGAGATACTTTTCTAACCAGGGCATCTGTATTTTCTCCTGGGGCCTGAACTATAGTTTGATTAAGAACAATTGGCTGCTGTGGCTCAGACTGAGCTGCTAAATTAGCAAAACTTTTTTTGCCAGCATTTACGTCATAAGTCGGAGTTGCAAATGGTATGCTGTTTAGATTAGGTATAACCATATTACCATAAATTACCTCTGGTCCCATGTCACCCACAATTGTAGGGATACTTGGATCAATGTTCATTAATCCTTTTCCAGCTTTTACTCCTGGCATTGACCATTCACCTGAACGCCAGTTTGCACCATTTCTAGTTACGGAAAGAACCCATTTTGCTCCGTTGCTATCTATAAATGTATTTTTTGTTTTATCTGCAGATGCAGCAAGTGCTTCTTTCATAGTTGTAAATTGCGGTGGTCTTGTTCCTGTTACTGGTTTAGTTATAGTTCTTCCGCCGCCGCCACTTGTGGTTACGGTTGGAAGTGATGGTTGACCTGCTGCTTTTTTAAATATATCTACAAGGTTTTTATCACCGATAACAAGACTATCTGCTTTTATAGATTTTGTTGCAAGGTCTGAGGCCTGATCTATTTTTGTTGGACCTGCTGGTCTAAGTCCATCTTTAAATGGTATGTTAGGACCTGGATCTTTAAGCTTTTTGCCAGCTGCTTCTGTTGGGGCAACTAGTCCTGCGCCTAAATACTTTCCTAGTTCGGTTGCTGCAAATTGTTCTTTAGTTCCACCCGTTTCTGTCATCCACTTAGCCATGTTGAAATTATAAGATGTTTGTGCTTGATTTAAATTATCAATAATACCCGAAAGCTTTGCTATTTGTTTATCTATAGACGCAAGAGATTCTCCTGCCAGTGCTGCTGCATCTGCAATCTTTGTATTAGCATCTTGAATTTTTTGAATTTGATCAATTAATGGTGCATTTGCTTTATCTCTTGCAGCCTCAATTGATCTTGTTTGCCCGAGGGTTTGTAGATTTTGAACAGCTGAATCATATCTTAATCTTGCCTGAGCTGCTTGTTGCGTATTGCCAGTAGACTCTGCGAATTGTAATTCAAGTCTTGCTGACTCCATCTCACGATTAAGATCAGCATCTTCCTTGGAAGCATTAAGTGCTTTAATTCTTGCGTCTGCAAGTTTATTAGTTTGATCAATTTGTTTTTGAAGAGCTTTAATTTTATCTCTTGCATCTATTTGATCTTGAACCTTTTGCCCTCTTGCCTGTATTGCTAAATTGTTTCTTCTTGTTTGTAATTTACCAAGCTGGTCATACTCGTCTTTTAATAAACCAGTTTTGTTTACTGCAATAACTCTTTCACTTATAGCATTACCTAAATTATATAAAGCCGCTGTTTGATCAGCACTCAATTTAGACAAATCTCCAGCCAGCCCCATGGCTTGCATTCTAAGCTTTTGCCACACACTAACAACGGTATCTGATGTATTTGCAAGCTCTTTAATTGCTGGGTTAGCTTTTGCCATTTCTTTAATTGTTGCCGCAGTTAATGTTGTTTGCTTATATTGACTTTGATTCAAATAATCCATCATTTGAATTTCAGCTTGGTACATACTAATTTTTTCAGTTTTGCCAGTCTTGTCTTTCTTTGCAGCTTCTTCGCTCTTTTTAATAATTTCTTCAATTCCAGCGTCTACTGCGGTCAATGCAGTATTTAATGCAGCTGCTTGAGACTGAGCATTACCTAGTCTTGTAGCAGTATCAAATGATTTTAATGACCCAGCTGCTGCACTCTTTGCATCTTGAATTGCACTAAAGTCTTTATTACCTACAGTAGATATTGATGCCATATCCGCATTTTTTGATAATGCAAACATTGCATATATTTTTTTTGTAGCTTCATCCGCAGACATTCCAGCAGCGATAAATTGTTGTTTAAATCTAACTGCTAGGTCTCCAAGCTCTGCTTTCTTTGTAGAATTAATTAATTTAATTTGTTCATCAAAAGCACCCTTAACCTCTTCTTTTAACTTACGATATTCGGTAATAGTCATCTTAATTGGAATACCTGCTTGGGTCATGCTCTCATATGAAAGCTTGTTGGCCTCCATTAGATCTTTTGATCTTTGAATACTATCTTTAATCTTTTGATTATAATCAACATATTTAACTCCAGCTTTTTTAGCAGCCTCTGCTGTGAGTCCAAACCCTAAAGCATTGAGCTTCATCTGCTCTTGATGCTTTTTATATATAGTAAATCCTGCTGTAAGAGCTGTTGTTATACCAGTTATTGCTAATCCTAGTGGGGTTGCAGATGCAAGAACTCTTCCAAATATAGGTCCTAGTTTTGCCATTACTGGACCTGCAGTTGAACCCGCCTTGCCCATTGCCATTAAGTTTGCTGATGTTTGTGCAAGAGGTTTAATTGTTGATGTTGCACTTTGAGGAAGCTTGCTTGTAATACCCCTTGTCATTCCGCTCATTGCGCCCATAGGTAGTAAGAAAGGAAGTATATTTGAAACATTGGATATTGATGCTCCAGCGGTTCCGCCAACTTTATTGCCCAGCATGTTTCCTAAGAAAGGAATACCCATTGCTGCCGCAAGCATTGCAACAAGACCTCCTGCTGCATAGCCCTTAACTGGTCCACCATCAGCATACCCTTGTGGTCCAGAAGACATACCCACATACCCGCCTGAAGCTTTTCTTTGTGCTCCCTTAAACGCTAAAAGTGCTGCTGCGTCTTGCATCACTCCCTTTTTAAACTTTTTTGTTCCGCCTGTTACGTGTGCAGATTTTGCTCCAGTTACTGGATCAGTTAACATTACTGCAGACTTACCTTTTTTACCTGCATCAGAATCTGGAAGCTGATAATAGAATGGATCTGCTCCTGCTGCTTTTCTGGCTGCATCTGTACTCATTTGTCCCGAAGACTTTCCACCTTTAAATGTGTCTGCTCTGAACATAGATGGTTTTTGTGCTTTTTCTAAAGCTGCTTGTATTTCAGTTCTAGCTCCTTTAGGAATTTTGTCTATTGAATCTTTTGTCATTCCCCAAATTGCTGACAAATCTCTATCGTGATAAATTCTTCCTTCTGGAAGCAATACAGCATTTCTAAGTAATAGCTTTTGTAATTCTTTTTTAGCTTTAGGGGATAAGTTTTTGAAATGTCTTGTGTTAAATATTTTTTCAGATTGAAGTGCACGCAAAAGCTCGCTACGAGTAAGACCTCTTTTGCCTTCTCTTAAATATTGGTTTTCTTTATCAGTTAAAGAAAGAGTTTGCTCATCATAAACCTGAACAGTGTGTTCTGGCATTACCCTTGCAAGTGTGTCGGCACCTTTAGGAAGATTATCTCCAAACACTGAGCCAAGCTCAGCTGCAGTCATTTGTGCTGGCATGCTTATGTGCGCTGCCTGTCTAGGCCTTGATGCACTTTGTCCATCAGCAATGCTATTTAATTTATCAAGAAGTGGAACTCCAAGTTTATCTACAGCCGACTTCTTTAATACATACTCTCCCTCTGTTAACCATGCAGGTACGGTGTCTGTCCCATGTGGTCCACCGTGAGCCATATATACTGGACCGCCAGTTGCAAATCTTTTTGGCATTGTGGTTTCAGTGCTGTATGGAGCACCATAAGTTTTAACACCTAGCCCTCTTGCAATTTTATTTAGCAACTCTCTAGTTCTTCCAGGTCTTGATAGCTCTTTCATATTGGTCTTGCCTGTTTTAGGATCCATCACTGGTTGATTTAATAAAGGCACGCTTGTTAAAGCAATAGATCTTCCTTGCGCTCCCGCTATGTTTGTTGCGGTTGTCGCCATCATTGCTTCTACTTCTGCGTTTAATGCTAATATTTTTTGTCTTGCTTGATCTACAGTAATTTTGCTTGCTTGTAGCTCTGCAACAATTTTTGCAGAAGCGGCTGCAGCATTAGAAGTAATCTCTGTCATTCTTGGAAGAAGTGCTTGATAAGAATCTGATAACTCAGAAGTAATTAGTCCAGTTCTAGAAACTTCTGTCTTTAAAGCTTTTATTTCTGCTTCGGACTGCATAGCCAATGCCGCAGTCATGGAGTGCCATTTTGCTGCTTCTTCTGCAACTATACCTGTAGAAACTCCTTTAATAGAAGTAAGTCCTTCTATTTTTGGCAAATCTCCTGACATGTACATCTGAGGATTTCCGCCAATTTTTTGATTAACTTTAGGTGCGCCAGGAACTGTTCCAAATATTGTTTGTGTCATTCTTTGATCTGTTGTCATTCCAGAAACTGGATTTAAATGAGACATCGATCTTGTATCTGTTGGGCTTATTAGTGGATGTCCAGGATTTACTTGTCTTCCGCCTCCTGCAACTATAGTTCCAGCGGCTGTTGTAAACACAGGGGTTGTAGATATCTGTCCTGCTTTTGCCTTGGCTTCTAGTATGGAGAGTTCTGCAATCAATCCTTCAATTGATGTTTTTAATACAGTAGCAGCTTTTGCATCACTGTAAAATGTAGCTTCAATTAATGATCCTGCTTTTTGAGCAGCCATCATTTGAGGGGTAAGCATTTTCCAGCCTTCGCCGCCCTTAAACAATGCTTTAAAGTGTGCCGCTCCTTTAATTATGTATCCGAAGAAGTTGGCGAGCACACCAGTTAACATGATTATTGGTCCAATTACTGCAGTAAGTCCTGTAACAAATGTTAAAATAGTTTTAATTGGTGCAGGCAATTTATTTACAAATTGAACAATATTATCTACAACTTGAACAAAAAATGTTTGAACCTTAAGAAATTCTTCTCCGATGCCCGCTAAATTAGCCCTTAAAGATTCTACCGCTCTTTTATATCTTCCTGAAGCTGAGTCTGTTACAAGAGACAACTCTCGATCAGCAACTGCGGCAAGATCTTGAGTACTTGCTTTCATAAGGTCTAATACCTGTAAAGTTTGGCTTCCTTCTTTTCCTAAATTTTCAAACAAGGCTTGCATTCTTGCAAACTGGAATTTTCCAAATAACTGTTCAATTGCTTGAGATTTTTGAAGTGGATTTAAATTATCTAGAGCTCCCTGCAGCTCCATAATCATTCCTGTTAAATCACCTGCGTTATCTGTAACTATTCCCTTTAAATCTATTCCCATTGCAGCAAATTGTTCTGTCGCAACTTTTGTTGGATTGATTAAAGATGCAAGTGCTGACTTTAAAGCATTGGCGCCTTCTGTTGCATTAATTCCACCTTCACGCATTGCTGTTAAATAAAGAGCAAGATCTTTTACGCTTCCCCCAAGTCCCTGAACTACTGGACCAGCTTTTGGAATTGCCTCAATTAGATCTGCAAGGCTTGTTGAAGTTTGGTTTTCAACAGAGTTTAAAAAGTTAATTGATTCTGTAAGTTCTTGTGTGTTTTGTTTAAATGCTGTTTGTATTGCAAGAGTTGCTTTCATTGCGTCTTGACGATCTACTTCACCGAGGACTGCAAGTCTGCTTGTTTCTTTTACTGAACCAATAAGTTCTTCGCCTTGTTTTCCTGTGGCTGCTATATCAGCAGCAAGTTGTATTGTCTCTTTAAAAGATGTTCCATATGCGGATGCAAGTTCTTTTGCTGTTGAAGAAACGTCTCTTCTAATTGCCGCAAGGTCTGCCGCAGATGTTGCAGCAACTCCGCCGTAAACCTTTGTTAATCTTGTTAACTCGGAATCTGCTTCTCTAAATGCTTTTGCTGCTGCGGCACCAAATGCTGCTAGCGGCACGGTTAGACCTACGGTTAATTGTCTACCAGCCCACTGTGTATTCTTACCCCAGTTAATTAACTGAACTCCGCCATCCTGAATAACTTTATTCATTATTTGAAGTTCTTGTCTTGCTAACGCTGTTTTATTTTTTACTGCATCTAGTCCTTGAGGAATATGCACATTGTATTGCATTAAACCTTGTGCATTTTTCCCAAGGGGTTGAACTATTGCATTTTGTAGTGCTACCTGTTGCTTGGCTAATTCTCTTATAAGCCCGCCAGAGGTCTTTGTATGCTCTTGAAAAGTTCTGAAATAGTCTCTTAGCTTTAGCTTTCCACCGTCAAGGTTTTTACCAAATTTTTCTACATCAGAGGTTAATGTTACGAAGTGTGTTGAAAACTGGCCAGTTCTTCTGAGGTTTTCTGCAAATGAACGATTCATGACCGCAACTTGGTTTGCAAGTTTTGCGTCCGACTGAATTATCTGGGCTTGTAATTTAGATAAAGATGCTGATACCTTATTGACATCTGCAATAAGATTTGAAAAATCTGCATTGGCAACTATATTAGTTACAATGTTTTCATCAGCCATTTATACTATTTACTCCTTAACATATCCTAGTCCTGCTCCTATGCCAAAGCCAGCTTCGCTTGCTAGTGGTCCTTGCAAAGAAACAATATCGTTTTCATCTGCATCTATTCCTAGCGCCCTTCTTCTGACTTCTTCAAAACTAGAACTGTTTTCTTTTTTCTCATCATCCTCTAAATTAATACCCTTAAGGCTTGCCGTAAACTTTCTTTGTTCTGATTCCTTTTTAGATACTGCTTTTAAAGTTTGAATAAGTTCTGGCATTGATAGATTTGCTTCTAGCTCATCGTAATTCCGCCAATGTCCTAGAAGAAAAACTTCTCCTTCTAAGGCGGCTAGATCTAGTTCATCCCAGCTAGAACCGCCGCCTGAGTTAAATCCGCATTGTCTGCATCCATCTTAATTCCGCCACAGACTTCTAGGATTCTGTTAATTGTTGGAATGTCTAATGCTGCTTCTAAAGCATCTCTGTCTTTTACCAAGTTTGGTAGCTGCCCTTCAAGAGCAACTCCGCAAGCATCAATCAAAAGATCAAGCGACTCTGCTTGTTCTGTAACCTGTGATGTCTTGGTTATTACTGCCATAAACTTTCTTAGTTCTTTAATAGATAACGGCTTCAATTTTACTATTGAGCCATCTTGTAGAGTAACTTCTTCTACGCTGTATACTGTAGTTGCCAATTTATCCTCCTTGGATAGTCTTAATTATTATAGCATAATGATATTACATATACAACAATAAAGCCCCCTAAAGAGGGGGCTTTATTATCTTAATTTAATTAAGCTGGGGTCCAAGTACGGTCAATAATCTTACCGTATTCTGATCCTACGTAACCTGCGTCTGGAAGAAGACGGAATGTTACTGGGAATGTGGTTGGAGTATTACGTGCAAGTGAGAATTGTGACTGTTGTACAGACAATACACGACGTGCATAGTAAATACGCTCTGAGTTTGGTGTGCTGGTTGTTGGAGCTTGTCCAATAGCAACTAGCTGACGCTCTGTTGGAGCAACACCTAGAGATCCTGCTTCAAGTCCAAGAGTAGCTCCTGAATTTGTAAGAGTTGATTGTCCCTGTCCGAAAACTACAAGAACGTTCTCTAGTGTTCCTTCTGCCATTTCAGTTGCGATCATAACTTCCATCGCAGACTTAAATAGCTTTGCTGTATCAAGCAACTGGTCTACAGTTACTGAATCGTAAGTTGGGTTATAAGTGATCTGAAGACCATTGTTAGTAAATCCAACGTTACGGAAAGCATTGTTTGTTGTTGACTGTGCAGCATCTAGTGTAGTACGATAAGAAGCAGTTGAAGCAAATGCTGGAACGCCATCTTTTGCAGATGTACCAGTTCTTGCAACACCTGGCTCTGTATTTTCTACATAACCTGATACTGTGGAGTCGGAATTCGAGATGTAAAGCGGTGAAGCTCCCACAAGAATATTTTTGGCTGAGTTAAATGCCATCTTTATGTTTCCTCCTGTTTCAAAAAAATATATATATATTTTGTTGCTGTCAATCTTTGAATCTTTGGCTGGCTAGGCCCTTCCCTCTATATCCAATAATAGAGTATAATGCCCCTTAACGCAAATTTAATTAAAACGTCCGCTTGAGTCTACATTCCTAGAATATTTGACCTCTAGGATAACATCGGCTGAGAAAAACCCAGCTAGCTCTTCAGATGGGCTGGTGGGGGATATGTCTGCTACAAATATACTATAGAATTTAAATTTATTTGAAGGTATTGGACTTCTGTTTATTTCCGTAGCAGAGTCATCCATTCTCCTATATAGGTCGACCATAAGGTTTCTGATCTGAGCAATCTCTGATATATCTGTAGAATAAATAGAATATAGTATTTGCTCACAACATATTACCCAGTTGTCTTCATATGACATTCCAATCTTGTCATATACTATATGAGTCTTCCCGCTTAAAAACTGATTCATTTCTGGCATTTGTTGAACTGGAATTATTGGGACCAGCTCCTCGCCCAGGTTATCGCTATAGTATTCCTGCGGGTCAAGAATGTCTATGTCCTTTAAAGACTGCCACAGGTGTTTTCTTAAATCATACATTACATCGTACTTGTAATCGTTAGCTGATGGGCTCATGCTATACCTCCGAATGCTGCTGCTACCGCAGAAGAAGCTTGCAACTCTACAGTGTTTGGTGAAAAAGAGTATTTTACTTTTTTAATATCGGGAGGTAATTTCATTGCTCTAGACATTGATGAATTAAATATTTGTTGAAATCCTGATTTCTTTATTGATAGGTTTACTAAGTTTCCAGTGAAGAATCTTGCGTATGATATTTGAAATCTATTTGTAGCTTTGCCTCCGCCTGGTCTTTTTACTGTTACTGCAGCACCTTTAGGCATTCTAATTACTCTTTCATCTATTTCAAAAACAAGTCTTTCAGCAGATCTAGGTCTAATTACTACTGGGTTGCCCGCTTCCATAACTCTTGCCTTTTCTCTAAAAACATGTCTTGACTTTCCGTAGTTTGTTGGCACCATAGATTTTGAATCAATAAAAGAATATCCCATACTAAATGAAAGCCCCATTGATTCTTTTATATTTAATTTAAATAGTCTGTGAGATTTGTTTCCAGTTTTTTTCCACTCATATACGTGATGCAGTGTCGATGGATTTATTCTTGCTTGAGCATCAACGTATTCTCCAAAATCTTTTTCAATTTGAGAAAATATTACATTTCTAAATTTAGACTGAAATTGTTTACTAGTAGTCAACTTTGATACAACTTGAGACTGATAATATATGGCAGCAGAAATTTGAGCAACAGTGCTATCTTTAATAATAACGCCAGTCGTGCCAGACATGTACTTGCTAAGTCCGCTTGCTGCTTGAACCAATACTGCGCTAGAGTCCAATTACCTGATTCTCCGATCTTTTTATTGTAGTGTTAAATCCTATAACTTTTCCAAAAAGATCTGTTATTGGAGTAGTTCCCATAACTTCAAAAACCGTAGGTGTATCTGTGGGAAAGTTTGCTTCTACCCAAATTACATTATCTTCTGAGTCACGTAAATTTGTAATCTTTTCTCTATACCCAATTTTTGAAACAGTTCTTATTTGTATAATTTGCTCATTTGTATACTTGTTGCTTAGTATCTGCTTGTCTCCACTCCTTGAAGTTGTTGAGTTAGAGATTACGCCTTTTGCATGACATGGCATTGTCCTGTCATACTGCCATTCTTTTTTTAATTGCCCAGTCTCAGTATCTTGATTGTCTATTTGTTTATAGACATCCATTCTCATACTGAGTATAGAATCTATTAAATCATTCATTATATAACAACCATATGACTAACTACGTAGTCTGACAAAAGATTATCTACATAAAGATTGCCCGTTGTTGTGTGTGCCTCTGATGTATATTCAAAGTCCCAATCAAATGTAGAGATAGACTTTATATATTTGTTTCTCCAAATTCTATCTCTTGAAAAATAGTCTTTCATTAATTCTACTGCAGCTTCTTCAATTTCATTTGGGACAGCATCCCAGCCAAATTGAGCATTAATTCTATATACTAAATCTTTTCCGAATGCTCCGTTATATGAATCATTAATTGATGGTGGAACCATTCCGTTTGCTATGTAAACAGTATTATCTAGCATGCCAGTTCTGTCTACCCTGATTCCAAATCCAGAATCAGAAATTACAGTTTGGTATAGCCAATTGTTTGTTTGATTTAAAGTATTAACCAGAAGTACATCGTTTTGATATATTTTATAAATTTTGTTAATTTTTGATGGCAAAGGTAAAACATCTGACCCTGAGCCATAGGCTGTTATTGTCTCTGGATACAAATAAAATTTTTGTCCTGTAAAATTTTCAATAGTTTTTCTTGCATACTGCTCTGCACGCATAATTTGAGAATATGTTTTATAGTTTGGATCAGAAGGGTCTGAACCTAATCCTAATTCTTCTCCTGCTTGCGTTACATCAACATATGGCGTTATTACATCAACATAATGATCTTTTACAAAAGACTGCCCCTGTACGGTATACTGCCATCTAACTTTTAGCTTTTTATTTCTATCAACTAAATTTAATGGAGGAAATACTTCATAAACTCCAATGTCTGTTTCAAATTTTGAAGCTGTAGAGGCTGACTGAACAATATTAGGATCTATAGAGTATTCTGGATCTAGTGTTACATCATAAAAAGATGCTGTAGGTAAGGTGTCTGCATCTACTGCATTTCCCTGCCAATACAATTTGTGTCTTATAGGTGCATTGTTACCTATCAATATATCCATTTTTTAAAGATTATCCGTAGTACTCTTGAACTTCCTTTGGGGTAGCTAAACGGAAACCTTCCTCCTTGTCAAAAATTTCTTGAGCCTGCTCTTCTTGCATTGCAACAAAAGGATGCTCTTTTGTAAAAGTAAATCCTAGAATGTCATATCTAAAGTTTTCTCTAGTCATTCTAACCAATACGGTGTCTTCTGCATTTACTGATTTTGGATCAAGTCTTGGAAGAACTTCTTCAGTTGAAAATACGTCTTCGTTTGCATCTTTAATTTTTTCTAGAGTCTTCTGGTAAACTGTCCAGGTAACTCCATCTTCTGCTAATGCGGCAATTATGTCTGCTTTGCTTTTAATTCCGTCAGTGTCTACTGCAAAGTTCTCTGCAATTTCTCTGAGTTCTGCAACTTTTAATGTCTCAAATGACATGTATTACTCCTTCTACTAGGTATCAACAATTATAGCATTGTTAAATTCAAATGAAAAGCCCCCCAAAAATTAATTTGAGGGGCTTTTAGCGGATCTAAATCCTATATATTAGGAAGCGACCTTAACGTTCTTGACAACTACCCAGCAGTCTGCCTGCTCGATTTGAACGCCTACACGAGTATACATTGTGTACTCGATAGAGTCCTTACGTGGCCAGAAGAATCTGTAAACGGTTACGTCACGCTTGATACCAATAACAATGTTATTTGGGAATGTCAAGTGTAGATCTCCGTGTGATCCTGAAGCTCCTGTGTGAGTTCCTGTCTGTGTTTCTGGAAGTAGTGGTACTTCAACAATTGGAATTCCAAATGCGAATGGTGCCACAAATCCTGCTGGACCACCTAGACCTGGTTGAGTTCCACGGATAACGCTTGAAGCGATATCTTGTGGGTTAGCTGAACCGTAGTCACCCAACTGTGATGCTGAGTATAGGTAATCTTGAATTAGGTTTGACCCTGAAAGGAAGCGAAGGTCTGCACGACGTTGCTTGTACTTTCTTGGCATAGCCTTAAGTGCTGAGTTGAATACTGCACGAGAAACGTTTGCTCCCGCTGCATCAACAACACGACCTGTTGCCTTTGACTTCTTTACAACGCCATCGAATGACTTGTAAAGTGCGTCTGATGTTAGAGATGTATCTCCGTTTAGAAGAACATCTTCAATGTCATTTCCTGCTTGTGTTGCCATCAAGCGTGCAATGTGATCTTCAAGATCTGCACCCTCAATGTTGTCTTCTAGAGACTCTGTTGAAAGCTCCCAGTCCATGCGGAGTTTCTTTGTTGTAAGAGAAATCTTTGAGAAAGTAACAGCTGAGTTTACACCAGTGTTCTCTCCTTCTGAAGCAAGCTTCATAAGCTTCTCTCCTACAGACATACGATCAATTTCTGCTGTGTCTGACTTCAATCTTACTGTACGTGCGACCTTGCCGATTACGGTTGCGTCGAACATATAGTCAAGGAAGCGAGCAGATTGTTCTGGGTTAAGGAGACCACCGTTGCCAGCTTCGCTAGCTCTGTGTGTTCCTGTTCCTCCAGTTGTCGAAGCAAATGTGCCAGTTACTGTTGTACCAGCTTCAGCTGCTTTTTCTAATAGTTCATTGCTCATTATTTATACCTACCTTAGTTAAATATTTCGTTTACGGAACCGAGGAAAGAACCGTTCCATTTAGATTTCTTGATTGTTACCTCTTCTGATCGGCCAAGATCGGAAGACTTCTTAATTGCGGTTTCTGCTTCTACGGCATCTACACGCTTTTGAACTCCCGCTAGGGTGTTCTTTACTTCGTTGACAGCGCTTGATAACGCTGCACCTTGTTCTGCCAACTCTGAAATTCTAACATCTACACTCTTGCTGAAAGTCTCAACTGTTTCCTTGATGGATGACACTTGAGCAGCATTTGATTCGGATGCTTTATTCAAAGTTTCTGAGAAAAAGCCTTTTAGTTCGCCTAACATTTTTGCAAAATCAGGTTCTGCATTGACCTCAATTTCTGATACGTCGGCTGCTTTTTCCAGAGTCTCGGCAGGAGCGTCTTCGGCAGGAGCTGCTGCTTCTGCTGGTGCATCTGCTGTAGCCTCTGTCTCAGCTGGAGCTGCATCTGCAACTACTGCTGTATCTTCTACGGTTGCTTCTGGTGCTACTGCATCTTCTGCAACTACGTTTTCTGTATTTTCTGACACTTCTTTACCTCCTTCTGCGTTTGCCTGTTTTGCTATTTGTGTATCAGGCAACGTAAATCTTGATTGCTTATATGCATCAAGAATCTTATCTATTTCTTTTGACTTATTAACGTCTGAGCTTTCAACCCATCCAATAAGTTCTGCTGGCTTTCCAGATACTGGAGAGTCATATGTTTTTTCTGTTGAAATAAAAACAGAATCACTTTCTTCACAATAAAAAATATTTTCCATTTTTGTTTCTGCTGCAATTCCTTTAAAAATAAGTTGTCCGTTCATTTTTTGAATAGACAAGATATTACAAAGTTCATTTGCTGGAGAATCAACAATTGAAAGTTCCATTAAAGAATATTCTTTTATAAATCTAGTTGTCTTACCTGTTGACTTATTAACTTCATTATCTGACTCAATTATTTTGCCGCCGATTGAAAATCCAGATAGGGTTCCGTCTAAAACTTTTTCCCATGTGTCCTGTGCGCCTTTTGAAATGTAAGCATCTACATATACGCCATTATAAAATTCTTTTGTAAATGGGTCATAAAATGTTTCTGGTTTAAATGAAATCATTTTACCTACAGCATTTGATCCGTGCATCTCTCTAATGTTTCCACGGAAAGATTCGAATGCTTTAATGCTTGCTTCTGCTGTTACAACATCTCCTGTTTGATCAAGATTGTCTAGTGTAGCAAAACCAGAGACGGTTCTTTTCTCACGGTTTACCTTTGTAAAAGGTACCGAAAGAGATATGTCGTTGCCATTGCTGGACCATGCAGATTTTTCAATATTCATATGCTTAATTATAGGTTTTTATATATAAAAAGGCAAATATTGGTTGAGTAGGGTTAGTCGACCTGTCTTCCATCGCCCTTAGCATTTCTGCCTTCTCCCGAAGAATCTGATGAATTTGCCGACCTCTCAGAATCTCTTGCCCTAGTTTTTCCAGCCTGACTTCTTTCTTCTGCGGCTGCCTCTGGCTTTAATTGAACGACTTCGTCCCCACCTTCTAGAGGAATCATACCCTTTCTAATTCTAACTTCATTGGGGGTAATTACTTGCATTCTTAAATATCTTTCGTCAATCTTAGACTGAGTGTCTTCATCAGTTAAAGTTAATTCATTGAATTTAAGCAATAATGCATCAGTTTTTTCTTCGAATATCCTATTAATTTTTTTCTCAAGAATCATTTGTGACGGCCTGCAAACTTGTTCTTTAAACGTCTTGTCCGCATCTCTGGCAACCGCTAAGTTGACTCCTTCTGGTGTTCCAATTTTATTAATAGGTACACGATGTGCAAGAAGAATTTCATCTCTATTAGACTTGCGGTATTTTTCAAAAGACCCTTCTTGACTGCCTGCCTCTATAGGCTCCATTTTAAATTCAACTTTAGAGTCTGCAGAATCAGCTGGCAGTGGAACATAAAGAGACCTGTGGTTTTTGCCCTTAAGCCCTACTTGGAAAAATTCGAGGAGTTTTCTTTCTGATTCCGTTGAAAGCTTTGCTCCCTTAACGGTAATAATATATCTTGGGACCGCCTTATTTTCAAAATAATCAATGTTATATCTTCCAGACAATTCATTACCAGCAAGGGCTACCTGGGCAGCAATTATGTCTGGAATTCCATAATAATTATTCATAGGGGTATATTTCTTTAAATGAATAATTTCATTAGGACGATCTTCTTGTCCTGCAATCGGATTTTCTGTTTGGTTGTCTCCGAAGTTATTAAAGAATACTGCCTTGCCATATAGTAATTGAACAAAGCCATCTCTTAGTCTGCGAACACGCATTGTTTTTGAAGGAATATGCCCTATGTATCCTATATTTCCAGCTGTCGTTCTACCTACCTCTATGTAGCCATTTCCTGTAGCTTCTAAATCTGTGTAAACCTTAATCAATGTTTGTGTAAATGTATCTTCTTCGTTTGTAGTGTCTAGCCAAGAATGTAGGTCTTGTCTTAATTTATTAAGTTTTCTGCGTGCTCTTTCAAGTTGTTTTTCATCCGTAATAGAATCAAATGCATCATTTGTTTTTTTAGTTTCAATAAAATCATATCCGAGTCCTACAATGTTTGCAACTTTAGCATTAATTGCTGCGTAGTTGTATGTAGAGATTTCATAAACCTTTGACAAATATTCAAGGTTATATGGAGGCTCAATAAGATCAAACATTGCATAGCCAGTAATTGCTTGTGCTAAGAGGTTCTGCTGTGTGCCTGTGTTTTCTACTCCGCTAAATGCTTTTGAAAGCTCTCTACTTACTTTTCTCTTAAATGTAGGTCCAAGCCCTTTTACCTTCTTAAGATCTTCTAAGCCTGCAGCAAATGGGTCTGTTGAGGCTTGTTCTTTTTTGAATGTAAACCAATCTGAGTTATTGGTGATGTCGATGATGTTTTCTTTTGAATCATCATCTAAGAATTCTACTGTCATTTTAAACCACCCAACTTTTTCATTTCGTCTTTATAATTTCCAATATCTAATGGATCTGGTATTAGTCCCCATTTTAATCTTTGTTCTTGTTCGGCATACTCTTCATCTGTGACTTTTCGTCTTGCTGAAAGAAATTTAGGCCCGCCCTCATATATACCGTACGAGCGAACTTCTCTAGCCAAAGCATCGATTCTGGATCGATTTCCTTTTTTTGACGTAACCGAAAGATAGTTTCCTTCATCATCACCAATCCAGCGCCCGTCGGGCATTTCCCAAACGTATACCCCTAGGGTGCTTTCTTCTTCTAAAGTCTTATACTTTATCTTATTCATATCCATATGTCTTTATTTTACCATTATTACTTACACAAGTCCAGGATTTTGTCAATAAATATGACAAAATTATTAAATATTTGCAGATTGATACTCAGTATTATTAACTAGGTAGGCTGTTTGGTCATTCCCTAGGTCAGATTCTGTAATAGAAAAAGAAATGTCTGACACAGATAGCACATATTGCTTTGTATAAAGCTGGTAATGATTTGTGGCCTGCCCAGCAGTCAGGGCATCTGGGTAGAGGGCTATATTGCTATACAAATTACTTGTTCCAGAAACTGAGCCTGACTGATTAGAGTTAAACTTAATATTACTTGTTGCCGCTGAAGATAGCACTAAGACCATATGGTGTGGCATGCCTCTAGTTAAGAAGTCAGATATATTTGTTGCAGATGTGTAATCTACGCCATTTACATAAATATTAGATATGCCAGACTTATTGATTACTCCAGTAGAACTCCACTCAAATATTTTGGTATTACTAGAAAACAAAACATTTTGTAAAGATCCTGCTAAGGACGGGGTGAAGACAAACTCTATGGTTCTAAATTGAGTATTTGAGTCAACGCTAATACCTCCGCCGTTATACATTCTTAATCCATTATAATCATTATAAGAAATTATAGGATGATTATATCTTGACAGTCCGTAATCTAAAGATGAATATATTCTGTCTGAAGAATTGTCTGCATAAAAATCTGTGTTTGAATAAAGGTCAAGTGAAATTGATCTTAACGCTGGCAGATCTTTTGAGGTGTCAGAAGAAGACATTGTTACCTTTAAATAAAGTAGTCCTGAAGATATTCCGTCATTTTTATTAAAAAATGGTATTGGAAAATTATTTTTACAATTTTGCCAGGCTGCGTTGTCCTGGCTGACCTGAACGATAATATTTTCAACATCGTCATCCCAGGATATTTGAGAGCTAGAAACATTTAAAGAGCTTGGGACTATAATGGTTTCTGTAAAAGTAAATGTTTTAGTAGAAGGACTTATTGTTTTTGCAAAAGTAATATAAGACTGATCTGTAGACATTACAACATTTTCATCAATAATTTGTGACCACGGCTTAGTCTCTGGATAAGAGTATCTTGCAACTGGTCTAATTTTTGAATGATTTAAGCTGAAGAAAATACCGCCGTCTGGGTATACTATTTGAGAGTAGTCTAGTTCTTTTATTCCTTCAGAGTAATGTTTAGCAATTTTTAATCCTGTTAAAGCATGTCTATAAAAAGAAACAGAGTCAATTACAAAATAATTATTTGGCAAAGACGGGCCTGTTTTCCAGGCTGTTGAATTGTTAGAAAAAACAAAATTATTCAATGAGGATGAAGAAACTAGATTTCCATTTATATACATAGATAAATTATTTTTTGTATATATACAAACAACATGAATAGCTTTATTGTTTGAGTATTTATATCTTGTTTCGTTTAATCCTGCTTTAAATATAAGGTCTCCATTTTTATAAAATACCCCAATATTTTCATCTGGATCTCCTATAATGGTTACTTGTGTATTGTTTGCATTTGGCAATTTTACCCAGGCCTCGATAGAAAATTGATTATCTGAATAATATTTGTTTGCAAGCCCTGGAGCTTCATACTCCATAATTGTAGTATCTGATACAAGTGTTCCATATATACCACCTGCAACTAATGGCATTATTTTAGACCCCGATATTCCAGAAACTGTTCCATTGTTAAAATTTCCAGAGTAGTCTAGGAGAGCTTGACCAGATATTTCTTCGTATGAAGTAAATGCATCTCGTAATGCTTGATATGTAGGATATGTAGAAATAATTTCATTATAATAATCAAACGTTCCAGATTTTACTTCATCTAGTGTGTAATAAGATACGGGGAAGTCAGCCAGTACGGTTCTAAAATATGACATAGACTTCTCCTATAATTATTGATTAACTAACTGCTGTTATTTGTGTTTGCTTTTCTGCAATAAGTGCATTTAAAGTTTCAACCACTGCTGGATCTGGCTGAGTTTTTGCATTTTCCGCAATAAGTCTTACTTCAAAAGAGTACATCTGATACTCTAAGTTTCTTACCTCAGCTTGAGTAATTGCAGACTTTTCATCATCTGTTAGCTTTGTATATGTTGGCATTTTATTCTCCTTGTTCTATTTTTATTTTTTCAGACTCAACGGCTTGAATCTTTTTATTTATTTCTGAGATGCTGAAATTTATTTCAGCAATTTCCTCCTGATTTAAATCAGGGGTAATTTTATTACTATAGGTGTATTTTTCTCCGCCTAATTTTTTTAAATACTGATCTATAAGTTCAATTTTACCTTCTTTTGTTATCATACCATATTCTCCTGTTATAGCCAACTAGAAAATGGGCCATTAACTGTGGCTCCAGTATTTGAGTCAGTTCCATATAATTGACATCTTAAATATCTAGAACTTGCGCTGTATGGAACATCTGGCACAGTTCCGTTAGATCTAACCAGATAGTGCCAGTAATATCCGTTGACTGTGGTAGCTGTATTGTAAGAAGTAGTAAAGTTTTTAGTACCATTACCAACTAGTGTTCCTCCGCCTGCCGCAGTTCTAACTTCCCAGTAAACACCTACAAGGTTTAAAGATCCGCCATAAGAGGTGCTTGATGGGTTGTCTATACCCCATTTAATGACTGAAGCAGTTCTTTCAAATTGAACAGTTGGAGCCGAGTTAATAAATCCTGGTTGGGCAAGTGTTGTTGCTGATGTTGTTCCATCACTTCCATATCCGCCATAATTACTTCCATATCCAGTAATTGTGACATAGTATGTTGTGCTATTAGATAGTCCAGTTACTGAATAAGAGGTTGATGTTGTGCTTGTATTTACTATGTTATTTCCTCCGCTTGAAGTACCGACCCAGACCCTGTAGCTATCTGTATAAGTTGTTGCACTCCATGAAATATTAAATGATGTAGAAGTAACGCTAGATGTGGACGGAGAAGGCGTTCCTGGTGCTGGATATGCAACAGTTGCAGAAGTTTTATATGCTCCGTATGGAGTCCATACGTTATTATCTCCTGATGCAGAAATGTATGCATAATACGTTGTTCCAGGATTAAAGTTTGAAGTAAACGTTACTGAAGTATTTGTTGTTTCTGCATCGTAAGAAACAGTAGGGTCTCCCGTCCAGTTAGATTGACTTACCCAATATATTCTGTATTTTGTTGCATTTGTTGCTCCAGACCAAGAAACAAAAAAGCTTGTTTGGCTTATAGAAGACGATGCTGATGTTGGCGAAGTTGCGTTTGGCTGAACAAGAGTTCCGCTTCCTGTTCCATATGTAGAATATGTTGCGGCAGCTGCAACTGAAGGTTGATTTGATCCGTACCCTTGAGTTGTAGATGTTCGTGGATAAACAATATATGTTCTAGAGTTATCATCTGGAGGATTGTAAGTAAAACTAGTCAAAGTATTTCCAGTATTTGTATATAAAGATCCGTTTACATATATGTCATACGAGACTGCTCCGACAGCTGCCGTCCAACTTAAAGACACTATTCTATTTGTATTAACAGCTCTTACAGAAAAAGAGGCTGATCCTGCTGTTCCAGATCCAGAAAATGTTCTTGCTCCTATATTTACAGAAGGCGCTCCTGCAGTTCCTCCATAAGTAGTTTCATAAGTAGTAGCATTTGAAACAGCTGTCCAGCTTCCGCTATAAGTTAAATTAGATACGTTAAAAGTAACTGTTGGGGCCGAGACAGATTGTGTTGTGTTTGTAGCAGACAAAGAGCTTACAAATGGAAGCATTGTAATTCCTGTAGTTGCTGAAGTTGTTGTCTCGCCTCTTTGGTTGATAGCTTTTACCTTAACTCCAATTGTTTTATCTGCATCAGATGCTGTTGTTGTATATGTGGATGCTGTTGCTCCTGATATATCTACGCCTGATCTTGTCCACTGATAAGTGTATGATGTTGGAGCATATGCATCGTCTGCGTTCCAAGAGCCTACTGTTGTGCTATATGTACAACCAATTCTTCCGTTTGTCCCAGAGGATACAGTTATAGATGGGTTTGCTGAAGAACTTGGGAATTCTGGATAAGTAATTGCCCATGAACTACCATTAAATATCCAGGCTTGTTTAGCTGTTGACCAGGCAGAACCATTATAAAATTTTAATGATCTTTGTGTCTTCCAGTCAGTTCCATCATATATTTTTAAAGTCATCTGTATTCCTAGTAGAAGACATATAAATCGCCTGCTGCAGTTCCAGATGGTGGAGTGCCAGTGTTGTTATAAAATATTTTATTTGAGTTTGCCGTATTTGTTCCATTTGAATATGCTGTTGCAGCAACAGTTACAGATCCTCCAAGTGCTACTGCGGACCCATTTACTGTAATAGATGAGTTTACAAGTTTAGCATTTGTGATAGAACCATCTGCAATAGTTGGAGTTGCTCCCGTGGCACCCGTCGCTCCAGTTGCCCCTGTGGCACCTGCGGCACCATTTGTTCCTGTAGCACCTGTGGGACCTAAATTAGAAACAGTAATTGCTCCTGCCATTGAAGAATGATATTGACACGCATAGTATAATTGTGGAGCATCAAATGGAACTTCAAATATAATTGTTCCGCTATCAGTTCCGTTATTTGATAAACCGCTATTGTTATATATATTACCTGCGCTGTAAGCTCCCGAAATAGTTTGAATCCAAAACGGATGCCCTGTTGCACTTACATTAATTACATAACGATGTCCTCTAATAAAAGATAATGTTGGATTATTTGATCCATTTATAACATATGACCCAGAGCCAGAATTTGTTACTGTTAATGTTATTCCGCCAGAAAGTCCTGTAGCACCCGTATTCCCCGTCGCTCCCGTTGCCCCTTGTGCACCTGTTGGGCCTTGTGGGCCTGCGACTGTGCTGTCTGCGCCTGTGGCACCCGTTGCGCCTGGCACCCGTTGCGCCTGTTGCGCCTGTTGGTCCTTGTGGGCCTGCGACTGTGCTGTCTGCGCCCGTAGCGCCTGTTGCCCCTGTGGCACCTGTTGCACCTGTTGGGCCAGCGGCACCTACTGTTCCTTGAGGTCCCTGAATATTTCCGACATTGTCCCATTCATCATTAACGTCATCCCAAACATATAGATCTCCATTAATTAAATAAGCGTCGCCTGGATTTGCTGTTGGATGTGCTAATTGTAATGCTGAAACAGTTGGATAGGTTCCTAAAATAGTAACGCCAGTTCCTGTAGCTCCTGTTGCGCCTGTTGGACCCTGTGCGCCTGTTGGTCCTTGTGGTCCTGCAACTGTGCTGTCTGCGCCTGTAGCGCCCGTAGGGCCTGTTGGACCTTGTGCACCTGTTGGGCCTTGTGGGCCTGCGACTGTGCTGTCTGCGCCTGTGGCACCTGTAGGACCCGTTGGACCTGTTGGGCCCGTTGGTCCTGGATTTGCTGTTAAATAGTCGTCGATATCTTGAGCCAAATAACCCAAATCTCTAGGGATATCTGGTGACATATCTAGCGTCGGATACCTAAAGTTTTTTGGCGTTAAGTTGCTTGGCATTTTTAAATTATACCACTTTCACGATTCTGAGCGGCATGATAAAAGCCTAGATTATCGTGCAATCTTTGATCATCACATAAAGAAACTGCTATCTCTCCATGCTTTGAAGCCTCTTCGTAAAACCCTAAATTATAGCTAGCTAAAGCTAGAAGATCGTGAGGTTTCCACCCCCATGCATCTGCTTCACAAAAATAATCTAAGTATTTTTCTTTTATGTTTAATGCAAGGCTTGCATATTCTTTAACCTTGATCCAGTCTTGTCTTTCATAAAAGTATTGAGCCAAGTCTACGTACGGCTCTCTTCTTTCTGGACATTCTTGAATTGCTTGCCTTAGCCAAAACTCTGAACTTTGTGGATCGCATTTAGCTATATATCGCATAGACTCAGATCTTTCTGGTTTCCAAAATGCTGAAGGCAAAGATAAATGTCTTTTAAATTCTTCTGCTGCCTCATTGTATCTAGCGTGAAAAAATAATTCTCTTGCATAATAGTGTGCACATCTATCACTAGCAGGATCTTCTTTTGCTGCCATTTCTAAAAGCGGAAGATATTGTCCTCTAGATTTAGTATTATCTGGAAGATGATATATTTTTACATTAATCTTTTTTCTTACTTCTTCTATTCCATAAAAAGAAACAGATTCGTGAATTGGAAATTTCCATCTGTGCCCATGTCTAGCATGCATTCTTAATGCATCAAATTCTAGACCTTCGTCTTCAATTTTTGATATGTGGCTAACAAGTGTGTGTATTGGTCTAGTTACATTAGTTCCTTCTAAAGACTCTAATTCTTTTCTCCAACCTTCTGATAAAACTTCGTCCATATCAAGGGATATACAATAATCAATGTCGGATGGAACTAAAGATAAAGCCGCATTTCTAGCATCATCAAATCGCCAGGGGTTTATTGATATTTGGAATACATTTATTCCAAGTGATTTAGCTATCTCTACGGTTTTATCTGTTGATCCAGTATCGGCAATTAAAATATAGTCAGCATCTTTAACAGATTCATACCATCTTTCAACAAATTGCTCTTCATTTAAAGCAATTGTGTATACTGCTATTTTCATTTATTTCCCTGTTTTAGGATATAATCATTAACCGATTATGGTTATGATTCCGTTCATGCTTGGATGGAATTGACAAATATAATATAAAGCATCTGGAGCATTCAATGGAACTGTAAATGTAATTCCTCCTACATCTTCTCCACCATTTATTACACCAGTCGAGTATGTGTTTGCAGAGTTATATGCTCCAGAAGTTGTTTGAAGCCAGAAAGGGTGTCCTTGGGCATTTACCGTAAATACATAAGTGTGACCTCTTAATAATGTTAATGTTGGATTTCCTGAAGCGCCATCTATTGTATAACTTCCTCCCGCTGGGCTTGTTACAATAAAGTTAGCCGTAATACTTGCTCCTGTCGGTCCTGTCGGTCCAGTTGGTCCGCCAGATGGGCCAGTTGGTCCTGTTGGGCCTGTTTCCCCAAACCCAGTAGCACCTGTGGCGCCTGTTGCACCTGTAGGTCCTGTTGCACCTGCTGTTCCAGTGGGTCCAGTTGGGCCCACTATGCTAGATCCATTGGCACCTGTAGGTCCAGTTGGGCCTGTTGCGCCTGCTCCTGTGGCTCCTGTTGGACCTGTGGCTCCTGTTGGACCTGAAATATTTCCAACATTAGTCCATTGTGATCCTGCCCAAACATACAGTTCGCCGTTGACTAAATACGCATCTCCAGTCATTCCTGAAGGGTGTGCTGTTTGTAATGCAGCTAATGATGTATAGGAGCCTAGAATAGAAACTCCAGTTCCGTCTGCGCCTGCGGTTCCAGTTGCACCTGTAGGTCCTGTTGGGCCTGTGGCTCCTGCTGGCCCTACCTCTGTGCTTGCTGCTCCAGTTGCGCCAGTGGGTCCTGTTGCTCCTGTTGCGCCTCTTTTTAAAGTAAAGTTAAGAACTAAATCTGTAGTTGTTCCAGAGTTTATAATTCCTGAAGCTCCGTCTGGGCCAGTTTCTGTTATAGTTCCAATTGCAATACTTGTTGGTCCTGCTGGTCCTGTTGCTCCTGTTGGGCCTTGCTTAAGAACAAAATTTAATTGTGCAGATTCTGGTGTTCCAACATTTGTTATAGAAACTGTTCCTGTAGGTCCTGTTGATGTAACGGTTCCTATTGTTATTGCTGCGGCTGCGCCTGTTGGACCTGTTGGCCCTGTTGGCCCTTGCTTAAGAACAAAATCAAGAACTGCATCTTGTGCTGTTCCAGAATTTGTAACTGATGGATTTCCTGTTGGACCTGTAGAGGTTGTTGTTCCAACTGCTATTGTTGCTGGACCAGTTGCTCCTGTTGGGCCCTGGAATTGTCCTGCATCAATCCATGTTGATCCATCCCAAACATAAAGATGTAAATCTGTTAATACAATCCATGAATCTCCACTTACATTTCCCGATGAAGGTAAAGATGCAACATCTGCTTTTGTGCCTTTAATATTAATTGATCTTCCAGCTGCGCCAGTGGGACCTGTTGATCCTGTTAAACCTGTAGGACCTGTTGATCCTGTTGGTCCAGTAGGACCTTGAAATTTTCCTCCATTAACCCATGCAACACCATTCCAAATATATAATTCATTTGTAGATGAAACTAGGTACACCATACCTAAGCCGCCTAATGTTGGCAAGTCTCCTACGGATGCAACTGTTCCTTGCAATTGTAAAGATTGTCCCGTTGCGCCTGTGGCACCTGTTGGGCCCGTTGTACCTGATGTTCCGTTTGCGCCTGCTGCGCCTGTTGGTCCTGTTGCTCCTATGGCTCCAGGGGTTCCTGGATTTCCAACTACGGCAAATGTCCACTCTGACAGAGTTCCAGATCCGTTTTTTGTATCAACGCTTACAGATATGCTTACGTTTTTTACAACTTGAGTAATAACACCTTCTACATATGTTGAAACATTTAAAGGATTAATAACACGAACTCTTTGTCCTGCTGTATAAGCTCCGCTATTATTTACATAAAATACTTTTAATCCATTGCTTACTTGAACAGAGGTAATAGATGTGACATCTGAATAACCTGCTCCTGTAGCACCAGTAGTTCCTCCGCTACCTGTTCCGCCAGATAAAGTTCCAGACATATCTACTCCAGATATGGTTAGTGAGTAGCAGTTTGGGGTTGTTGTAACAGCTGCAATTGATTCTCCTGCAGCCAAAATTAAAGAATGCTCTAGTCTTAAAGTTGTATTATTTGGTACATTTACATTTCCATAAAGAGTATATGGGTCAAGGCTTGATCTGTTTACATTATAAAGATTTAATACTTGATCTCCATTTTCACCAAGCAAAAATATGCTGAATGGAAGAGTAGATGAGCTAAAGTTAGTTACAGTAAATTCTTTGATAATTATTGGAGAAACTGCTGTATAAATTTTTGCGGGATATGATGGTATTAATGAAGGACCAGCGAATCTAATTGGAGCATATGACATTTACTAAACCCTCCTTAGATTATAGACCATTTCGACATTAGATCCTTTTCAACAGTTTCATACTCAGCAAACTGTAAGGCTCTATCATAAATTAGAAATTCTCCAATTTTAAAATTTCCGTAGCTGGAAACATATCTGCCGATAGCCTGTCCTGTCATTGATGAAACTGATCCTCCAGCGACTGCACGAGAGACTTCTACTCTATTTCTTCTTACGGTTCGTTGATTATTTGTTAAATCGTAAACTAAAGTGTAAATTTCTGTAGTTCCTGATGCTGCTGCAGTAACAATAGATCCCTGGTCATCATTATAGAATCCAATTCTATGCGTATTAGATGTTAAGTTTCCTGCAAATAAATTTGTTCTAGTTCCCGTGTTTGTTCCACCAAAAATCCATGTGTTATTGTTTGCTGGCTTTGAGGCAACATATATAATTGTAAATGATTTTCCTGCAATATAAGCAAGTGTTTGATCGGAAAATGTCATAAAGTCATCTGAACCATCAAATTGTAATGCTCCAAGGCCGCCTAGGCCAGTTGCTAAAAATTGAGGCTTGTTTGCTTGTGTTGCCTGCACCATATGTCTTCCAGCTCCAGATTTATCATTCCATGCTGAAACAAAATTAGATCCGTCTCTAATACATGTGGCAGGAAGAGAAGCATCTAGATGAAGACGAAGACCAACAGTGGTAAATCTTGCTCTACGAAACATTGAGCGTGCATTAGGTAGCAATTAATTATCTCCTGTTCCACCATAAACAACTGGCTTTTCTGGCCATGTTATTTCTGAAATACTTGAATATTCTTTTAAAAGTTCTAGCTTGTCTCTGTAATTTGCCCAGGCTTGCTTGTGAGCGGAAGAAAGATCTTCTTTAGTATCTAATCCTTCTGTTGAAATTAGTTCAAATTCAATGTGTGCAAGAAGCTCTTGCTTTTTGTAATCATCAGAAAGAGTTTCCTTCTTTACAACATAAACTTTATTATTATCTATGTATGGGTCACAAAAAATCAGTCTTTCATTGCTTGGATTAAAATCAATATCTTGAATTACTTCTTTAACATTATTCTCTAAAAAGAAATCTCCATATTCGCCATTAGATGGAAATGAGGTAGCAGGGAATAGGATTGCCAGTTCTCCAACACTAACTACCTTATTATTTTCAACTATTGCGTACATTTTGCCCCTTTTAAATTAGTTATTAAACGAATAAATCAGCGAATGCGTATCCGCCATAAACGGTTGTTCCACCGTCTCTTGTATAGAAGTTTAGAAGTGTTGTGTTTGTTGATAGAAGTGGTGCAACGTTTGCTGCTCCTCCACCATCCCACTTAATTGATCCAGGCCATGTGATTGCATATGAGCCTCCAGCTTTAATTTCTACTTGCCAAAATGCTGCTTTTGCTGTAGATGGATAATTTGAAAAAACAACTGTTAAGTTTCCATTAGCATTAATTCTAAAAACTCCTGCTGCTGAAAGATCGCAAGTTGCTGTTCCTCCAGCGTTGATTGTTCCTTTATCTGAATATTCAACTGGAATATTAAAGTATGTATATCCTTGCCCATTTATTGGAGCTTGAAGATATGTATATGTCCACAAAGATGGTGTTACAGCCTGTGGTGTCATTGATACTGGCATTTTATTCTCCTTTTATTTCTTAATTATTATGACTTAAGGTAATAAGTAATTTTACAAATACCTGAGCCACCTGTGTTACCGCCGCCTCCGCCGCCGCCAGAACCTGAGTTAGGTCTTGCATCTGCTCTTGGAGTTCCGAGGTGATCTCCGTGACCAACTCCTCCGCCAGCAGAACCTGGTCCACCTACGCCTCTTCCCGAACCTCCGCCGCCTCCAGCAAGTCCATATAACCCTGGACCACCTTCTCCGCCTTGAGATCTATTTCCAGAATCGTTACCGTTTGCTGCACCTGGGGCACCACCTGATGAACCCTCTGATGACTCTGGACTTCCACCTCTGTATCCAGAATATCCTCCAGAGCTTGTAAACCAAATATTAGGCTTTCTACCAGCTCCGCCTGCTCCGCCGCCGCCACCACCACAACCCCATGAGTTATGGTATTGTCCTTGTCCCCCTCCGCCTGAGCCAATTCCAGTAATATTGTTTGCTCCAGGTCCACATGAACCTGACTGACCATTACCAGTAGTTGTTCCTCCGCCGTATGCAACCATGTAAAATGGTTGTCCTGATGTTCCAAATGTTGAGTTTCCACCTTGGTTGTTGCACGTTCCACCATTTCCAATTCCAATCTGAATTGATTGTCCTGTTGCAACAGATGAAATATCTAGTTTTCTTCTTAAAAGTTGTCCTGCTCCGCCGCCTCCGTGGTTTGTTGAACCGTTACTGCAACCGCCGCCTCCGCCGCCTCCTACAAGAATTACATCAATGTAAGGAGCGCTATTTACTGGTCTTGTCCAAACTCCGCCGCTTAAAATTGATACCTCGTATGAATTATAGAATCCAGATAGGTTTGCAGCAATTAAAGGCACAGCAACCTGTGTTGCTAGTGTGGTTGTTGCACTTTGTATTTGAGTGTCTAATCCTGGTACGTAAATTTGATTAATTGTTCCGTATGTTGCCATTATGATATTACCTCTATTTCGTAAGTTTCTGGAGCAGTTCTATGTTGTAAATTTTCTGGAACAACAGTATTTGGAGCTTTCCATTTTCCATCTTCTTTTCTCCAGTTAATTGAAGGAGCAATTTCATAATTTGAAACATCTTCTCTTTCATAGTGAGACAAATCAGGATGACCTGCAATAAAATCTTCGTCTGCCACTATAGTGTTTATAATAACATCATTTTCAATAAGTACCCAGTAACCCATGATTATTCCTCTCCTACTGCGGCATCTGAAGCCAATGGGACATCAGTTGCCTCTGCTGAAGTTTCAATTGGATGAAGTCTTGGTAGATCTTCTGGTGCCATAGGCTTTGTAGGGTTATAGTGTGTCCACTCTTGAGTTTCTGAATTATAAGTAGATTGAGGTCCTGGTTTTACTTCCCAGTCAGTATAGTCAAACCATGTTTTATTATTATAGTCTGGCATATCTTGAATAGCCTCTAAACTTCTTACATTTAGAATATTGAATACTGTTCCATCTTCATTTAAAAATACTACGTCTCTAAACATAATTATGCCTTGATGTACCATTCAATAATGGCAACACCGTCTCCTCCTCTACCGCTAGAACCATCTCCAGTATGTCCGTTTCCGCCACCGCCAGAACCAGTTCCATTTCTTGCTGATACACCATTGTATCCGAATCCTACTTGTCCTCCAGCTCCGCCACCGCATGAACCTCCGCCTGCAGATCCGCCG